GATGATGCACATCAATATCTTCTTGAACATTATAAAGAGTTTGATTTTATTTGGTCTTCACCACCTTGCCCAAGTCATAGTAGAGCAAGATATTGGACCAGTTCAAACTATGATACTAATGTTGAAGCGGTATATCCTGATATGAAATTGTATGAAGAAATATTATTCTTACAACATTACTATAGAACTGGTAAATGGGTAGTTGAGAATGTCATACCATACTATGAACCATTGATAGCAGCAAAGAAAAGAGGTAGGCATTTATATTGGACTAACTTTAATCTACCAAGTGATTTAGGGGATAGAAGAGTTCAGATAGGTGCTGGAACTGATGAACTAAAAAGGCTATGTGAATTTCATAAAATTGATATTTCATCATATAAAGGTGAACAAAGTATGATTAAAGTTGCTCGTAATCTTGTTGACTATGAAGCTGGTTTGACTATCTACAATGTTGCTCGTGGCATATTTGAAAAGTCTAAGTTTAATCAAACATCATTATTTGAATAAACGTATTGCATAAACAAAAATATTATTAAATTTGAAAAACAATGACTAACCCACAACAAGCACTTATAGGTATTTTAATGACTGGTGAAACACATCAGGAACTAATGCCACAACTTGGTGAGCATCTCTTTAATGAGGTGCTTACCAATAGATGTTATCAAGTAATTAAGAAGACTATTGACAAATGTCTTACACCTAACTTGGTCAACTTTTTTATGACTGCCAATGAACTTGATAAGTTCACACCTAAAGAGACATCTGAGATAGTAATGTGGTCAAACAACTTGACCTACAATGAACCAGTTAACGAATATATTGCTATATTAAAAGACAATCACATCAAAAGGTCAATAGCATCAATTGTAACTGAACAATCATTAGGTCTAAGTAATACTGATGGATTCACAACTGCAACATCAATAATCAAGTCATTGACCAGCCTACTTGATACTGGAAGCAATTCAGATAATATAATTGACTTATCACAATTGACTAATGATGAACGTGAGGCATATTATCGTAGGGCAGCATTAACACTATCGGGTAAGACTACTGGACTTGAGACTGGTCTTAACTCACTCAATAAATTTACTGGTGGATTCCATCCCGAATTCATAATCATTGCTGGTAGACCATCAATGGGTAAGACTGCACTTGCACTATTTCACGGAATGAAAAGTGGTGAGGCTGGTATCTATTTCAATCTTGAGATGAACAAGTCACAACTATGTCAGAGATTGATACTTCAAGAGGCTGGTGACTCAATTCATTCTTCACGACTCAGAGATGGTAACCTAAGTCAATCTGAACTGCACTCATTTGAAAAGACGATAGGTAATATTGAGAAAGTACCATTCTTGATTTACGATAAGGCAAGATGTGGAGTACACGAGGCAATAAGAGTAATGAAGAAAGAACATCGTAAGGGTAGATGTAAATGGGCAATCATTGACTATTTACAATTGATGACCATAGAAGGTTTTAAAGGAGGTAACAGAGAGGCAGAGGTAGCTGAGATTAGTAGAACATTAAAAGCAGCACAAAAAGAACTTGGCATACCAATTATTGCATTGGCTCAACTTAGTAGAGAAGTTGAAAAGAGACCCGATAAGAAACCAATCTTATCTGACTTGAGAGAATCAGGTTCATTAGAACAAGATGCAGATAGTGTAGCATTCGTATGGAGACCATCATACTATGGATTGAATGATGAAGATGGCAATCCATACACCAATCATATATTTTATCTATTTGAAAAACATCGTCAAGGTGCAACTGGTATAGTTGAGTTCAGACATTCACCTAATATGACCAATTTTACTGATGTGACTACACACGACATTGGTAGCACTTACTTACCTCAACCTAAAGACCTAAGACACTATGCAGACAAAGACTGGGATAAAGAAACCAATGAACCATTCTGAGCCATTACCTTGTGAGTTTAACTACTACGAGATAAGAAGTGGTAAGTGCGAATTCGCAAAGGTGTATCACGGCAAGATATTTTGTAGTAATAAACAATGTAAAACGTAATCATATAATCACTATATTTGTTGACTATGGAACAAATCAAGAAAGATAATAGGGGTGGTAAGAGAGTCGGTGCTGGGCATCCATTCAAGTATGGTGAGAAGACAATCAACATCACATTTAGAATCCCAACATCACATAAGGAACTAATCAAGGCAATGCTTAAAGAGTATCTTGATAAGGTCAGTAATGAATACAAATCAAGTAAACCAACTAAATCTGAACACTATGGCTGCTGAACAATCGGTTATTGAACTAATCTTTGAAAGACAAAACGAAATGAACATTGATGATTTCGTACAATGGCTTAATACCAATTATGAAGAGATAAAGTCTCAACATAAGATGGAAGTAATGGGTGCTTATGAGTGCGGACTTGAAGACTCAGAAACTGAAAGATATGCTCCTAAGGCATCATTAGACTTTTATAATGAGTTCTATGGATAGTAACCTACTACTTATACCTTGTGCAATTGAATCTGTTGCTACAAGACGAGACAAAACATTAAAGGTAGTGATAGGTACACAAGAACTATCACCATCTAAGGCAGCAGAGTTATTCAACCAATGGACATCAGGTGTAGGTGTGATGGCATTCAAAGGTGAATCATTCAATTACAATGATGAGGAACTACTCAAGTCAATGAAGATAGATGCTGAAGAGATGGGTTCAAAGACACCCAGTCAAAGGTTGAGGTCTTGCCTATACGTATTATTTGAACGCAATCCTGAAGGATACCAAGACTTTAATAGTTATTATGCATCAATGATGGATAAGTTTATTGATATGGTAAAAAAACGAATTGATACATACCAATTATAACTTTTACTAACTTTGTCATATGCCACTCATACAAGGAGATACTTACGAAGTAATCAACAAGAACATTGCTAAGTTAATTAAGGAAGGATACGAGCCTAAACAAGCAGTAGCCATTGCTTATGCTGAAGCAGAAAAATCAAAACGTAAAAGATGAAAGTATCATTTGATTTCGATGGTGTACTATCTACTCCACAAGGCAAGGCACTTGCAAGAAGAAAGATTAATGAAGGTGACCAAGTATATATCATCACGGCAAGACAAGAGTCTACAATGTCAAGAAGTGTATATGAGGTAGCAAAAGAGTTAGGTATACCAAGACTCCACGTTTACTTTACCAATGGAAAGGATAAGTGGAACACGATTAAAAGACTCAATATTGATGTTCACTACGACAACAATGGTGAACAGATACAGAAGATAAAAGACAATACAGATACACGAGCCGAATTAGTAAATTATGAATAGTCAAGAAGAATCTAATAGTGTAGGTAGACCAACTGAATATAAAGAGATATTCAATGACCAAGTATTTGAAATGGCATTGCTTGGTTTATCAGATGTTCAGATGTCTAACATCATTGGAATATCTGAGGTCACATTTAATGCTTGGAAGCATAAGCACCCTGAATTTCTTAAGTCATTAACGCAAGGGAAAGAGAATGCAGATGGCAAAGTAGCGAAGGCAATGTACAAGAGAGCATTAGGTTTAACCATCATTGAGGAGGCATTGACTAAGGATGGTCAGATAGTCCAGTTAAGAAAAGAACTGCCTCCTGATACACCAGCAGCAAAACATTGGTTAGCCAATCGTCAACGTAAACTATGGGCAAACAATGGTGAGTCAACATTCAATACAACTGAACCATTAATCATCATTCGAACTGAGGGAGACAAAGATGAATGAGTTTCAAACTAACCAAACGTCAAACAACTGCATATGATTTAGCAGTTAATGGTGTTAAGAAGGTAATAGTATTTGGAGGAGCAATACGTGGTGGTAAGACATACTGGCTATTACTAACCTTATCTTCACTCTGCTTACTCTATCCCAAGTCAAGATGGGTAATCATTCGTAAGACATTACCTGATTTAAAGAGGACTACCTTTCCATCATTCTCATCAATAATTAACGATGGGTTGAGTGAATACATTAGTTCTTGGAATCGTGAAACCAATGTAGTTACATTCAAGAATGGTTCAGAGTTAATCTTTATGGCTGAATCATTTGACGATGATAAGGACTTGAATAGGTTCAGAGGACTTGAGATTAATGGTGCTGGTCTTGACGAGGTAAACGAACTACAAGAAGCAACATTTTACAAGGTTCAAGAACGTATAGGTAGTTGGAACAAGGCACAAGGTCAACCACCAATAGTCTGCCTTGCAACTTGCAACCCAGCTAATAATTGGGTTAAGTCAGTCATCTATGAGAGATGGCGAAGTGGTACACTACCTGATAAGTGGTCATATATTAATTCACGAATCACAGATAACCCATATATCAGTCAAGAGTATCTTGAGTCACTTAAAGAACTACCACCCATCCAGTATGCACGATTCGTAGAAGGTGATTGGGATGTAATGGATGAGGTAAACAATCCATTCTTGTATGCGTGGGATGATGACAGACACATAGACGATTCACTAACTATCAATCCTAATCTACCAGTATTTGTCTCAGTCGATTTTAACATTAACCCACTCTCAGCCCTAATCATTCAACAACATATAACTAAAGGTTGTTCAGTCATTGGTGAGATAAACATAGACAAGGGTAGCATAGATGCATTCTGTGATTATGTTGAAAGTTTAAATGTGCCTCGTGGTTTGTTGAGAATAACTGGGGATGCAATGGGTAATGGTAGAAGCATCCAACAACGTGATAACTCAAGTGCCTATACTCAAATTAAAAGAAGGTTACACCTTGCAGATAGTCAGATAATCATACCAGCAAACCCTACCCACTATAATAGTCGAATAGACTGCAATAATGCACTATCTCGTCTTGATGTGAAGGTGAACTCAGTTAGGTGCAAAGGATTCGTCTATGATGCTAAACAAGTACAATGTAATGCTGATGGTGGAATCATTAAGAGCAACAGAAAGAATTTATCTGAAAGAGCAGATTTCTTAGATTGTTTTCGTTACTTTGTCAATGCAATTTTAAAGAGATACCTATGAGTATATGTTCACCTTGTTATGATGCTGGTAGTTATGTTGATGCTTGTTTGACTCAGATAGTATATAATGTTAGCTTACCTGATGCAACCTATTATGTATCGGTACAACACAATGCAACTAAGAAGATTCAGCAGTTTGAAGTGGTAAGTGATGGAGGATTTATCTTAATTGATGGTTTAAATCTTGACCCATTGCAAGGATATACTATATGGGTGACACAATGTCAAAACTGCTACGATAAACTCGATTTAATTATTAATGCAGAAAGCTACAAGTGCATATCATTCTCAACTGCATCGATAGGTTTTAATCCAATTGT